GACCATAACTTAGAAACTGTAAAATTATTTTCAACTGATAATTTTGTAATCAATCTTTCAACTGAGAAACCATTGCAAGCAAGTAAATATTTTGTAGATAAATTTGATGTAGTAATGACCAATAGTAAGGTATTTAATTTAGCAGTAGATGCTATTCAGAAAGGGAATAAACCAACTATGGTCAATAAATATGGGACTATAGATATTTTCCCATGTAAAGCTCAATATATGGATAATGAAAGTTGTTCTACTTGTAGAAAGTGCTTAGAACATAATAGAAAAGAAGTAGTGATATTTAAAGAGGATTAAAAATGAACAATGCACAAAAATTCGATCAATTAAAAGAAGAAATCAAACTTTTTATTGCAGAAAAAAAAGTTGACGGATTAATTGACTCAGATATTAAGAAAGAAATGACAAAACAATTTACAGTTACAATAAGAACTGCTCAAAGATGGTATCTACTTCTAAATGAACCAGCATTAGAAGACTATGAGACAATACAGAATAAAAAGGAAGTAATTAGAAAGGGTATAGGGTTAATACATGACAATTTAGAAAGGTTAGTGCTAAGTGAGGATAAAGAAGAAAGGCAAGATATAAAAGATGAAATAGAAATAGCTGCTAAGGCATTGAAGGGTGCTAATACTATTAGAAGCCATTAACTGTCGTAACGACTGTCGTTTTAATTACTAAACTAATCGTTTATTAATTAATGTTACTATTATCTAAACTATTAGCCTATAGTTATCTATAGGCTTTTATAATGGATATATATCAGACATAAGAAACAAACACACAAACCAAAAAGAGGCAGTCTGAAAAACATTAATCCTCTTTTATTAGTCCACAATCAGGAAGACTTAAAAAGCTGCTGGTAGGGAACCGATAAAAGACACCTACACCACGACAGAACTTAGTTAGTCAGGTTTAACTATTTTCAATAAACCAACTTAAAACCATGTCAAACCAATTTTCAGAAGAATACTATGAAAGACTTAAAGATTCTTTCGCTGATGAAAATGTAAATCTAGAAATAGATTCAATAGAATTTAATGAAGCATTTAAAGAACATTTACAAGACTTAGAACACTTTAATAATCATCCTTCATTAAGTGCTTAT